CATACACTATAGCACCAAGATGTCATACTGTCAACTCTTTTTTTGCACTTTTTTCATCTTTTTTTACAAAGATACGTCTTCTAATCCAGCCGCTCTAAGTTTTACAATATTGTTTATTTGAAATTGTTTAGCATCAACTGCTTTAATTAAACCCATAAACTTGTTACGGATTAATGCTACTTCATTAATGATATGTTGTTGATCAATTACTTCTTGTTCACCATCAGCAAACTTTTCAGCATCTCTACTTGAGAGAGCTTTGTTATATCCTTCCAAATACTTGCGATAATGTTTATTGCGTATTTTACGCATTTCAATATTTAAGTATTCTAAGATAGCTTCAAGTTCTTGCAATTGATTAAAACGATACTCAACTATGCCCGGCATATCACGTGAATGTTTTTCCACATTGCCTTTGAGTCCGCAATCTAATCTTGCTTCATCTAGTTGAGTTTCGAAATGTTGAATTGCAGGAACTATATTAGATATATCCTGTCTTACTTTGCTATACCAGGTCATTTACCAGTCATCATGTTCGTCGCTATCATAGTCGTCAAATATTTCTTCTTCATAATAAACGTCTCTGATAATTTTGTCAAGTGTATTATCGTTTCCAAACCACTCGTCTCCGACTTCTGACAAATCAGCTATTTGCTCGTTGATAACTCCTAAGAATTTTTCACAGGCAAGCTCTTTGTCTTTTGGGTTAATGTAAGGTTTTACAGATAGCCACATATCAATATAGGCGGCTATCTCTGAATCACTCATTTTCAATATATTCGTCCTCAGGTAAGATATCTTGTTGTTCTTGTTCTTCGATATTTACCTCCGGAAGGTCTTTTTGACCCCATTCGGTCATAATCAAATCCAAGCAACTGTTTTCGTTTCTTTCCCATGCTTTACGAAATTGCGTAAGCACTTCTCCAGTAGTTGGGCTAGTATACTCCAATCGATTACCCGTTTTCTTTAATAGTTCAAGTTTCTCACACAAGTCAACAAATCCACTGTATGGATTCATTCCTGTCTCGTATGGAATCTTAATCTGTACACTTTCAAATGGTTTTGCAAAGCGAGTTTTCATAACCTTACATGCCGCTCGGATACCTTTTACTTCGCTTATTTTATTACCATCTTCATCTTCTTTGAGTTTTAATTTACGCATAGCAACAACAATACTTGATGCATAGATAAAGCCTTGCCCACCACTGATCTTATCATCTGGGTCAAACATATCTTGTGAAGCATATGTATGGTTAGTTGCTACTAGTCCTACATTGTAGTCACCAAACATGTTTACACAGTTTCTTACAAGTGCAGTAAGTGCTTTAGGTTTACGACCTAAGTCGCCTTTCATATCACCTTTAGTAAATTGATCTACATCTGTAGGAGTAAGCATCATGCCTAAACTATCAATCACAAACAATACTTTAGGACGATCTTCATCTTCTTTGTCAGCATAACTTGCTTTGTAGTCTTTCATAAACTCACTGATAACTTTAGCAACTTCATCAATCATTGCTACGTTTAGTTTTAACAATGCGTTTTCACTAGTGTCAACATCAAGTGCTTTTAACCATGCTTCGTCTAGTGCATTTTCACTGTCAATTAGTACACAAAAAATACCTTGCTTTTGTGCTTCTCTGATTAGGTTACCACTACAGATAAAACTTTTACCTGCACCTGATTCACCTGCAAACACTGTTACTTTACCTAGCGGAATGCCTTTGTTAAAGTCACCACTTAGAAGTTTGTTTAGTGTATAATTTCCTGTTGAGATCCATGTATCAGGATCTCTAAATCCGCTACTAAGCCCAGGTACGCTTTTTGTAATGCTTTTGCGGAATTTACTTACGTCAAAAGGTTTTGCCATCTATTTCTCCATAAAGCCACAGTAGGCGACTACATGCCGCCTACCAATTAGATTTTCAATTAGTTGCTACGATTTCTAATAGCCGCTAGTATATCTTGGGCATTAGGTTTTGCACCGCCTTCGGCTGGAGCCGTTGCCGCAACTGCCGCCGCTACTTGTTCCTGTTTTTCAGGTGGAGTAACCGGAGCAGGTGCCGCTTCTGCTACTGGAGCAGGTTGCGGTGTAGGTGCTGGAGCAGGTGTTGCTGTTGCACTTTCTGTTTTTGGAGCACTATTTGCAGTGTCAATTTGTACACCAGCTGGACGATAAAAATTCCCCCAACGTGCTGGATCATACATTTCACCATTTACACTAGCTTCGAACATTTCACCAATAACACGAAGTTCTTCTTCATTTGGTTGCTTGGGAAGATAATCATTAAGATTAAACAAGCCGTATTGTTCTACAGCCGCTCTCTCATTACTATCCAAGCTACGTTCTCTTCGTGCCCAACTACTAGTACTGTAGTCAGCATATTGACCTTTAGTTGTCTTAGTAAGACGGAAGTCAGTACCTTGTTCAGTATCTGTTGGAAGTTCAGTGAAGTCACTGTCCATTAATGCACCTTTAATAATATTAAAAATACTAGGATTGATAACAAACCTACGGATTGGATTATCCGGAGTAGTATCTTCTTGTAGACTGCTTTCAGCTACAAAGCCTTGGAAAACGTATGAACGTTTCTTCCAATACTTACGACCCATATCTTCTAGTGCAGGATCTTTAAACCAAGGACGTACCTCAGCTAGTACAGGACATGATCCTGTCGGTCCCCACATTTCATTACATGGAACGTTCACTGTAACTGCACGACTATTTGAGTCACCTTTTACGCCAGCAAATCCTAAACGAATCATCTGACGTTCACGCCAAAAGTAAGTGTTGCTCGCATCACCATCTGGTAAAAAGCGAAGTACACTTGTTGAATTTTCTGGGATATTCCAAAAAGGGAAGATAGCGTTATCGCCACCTGTTTGCGAACCACGTCCGCCGCTTGATTCTTGCTCTTGCAATTTTGCACGAATTTCTGCCAATGTTGCCATAGTTTTTCTCCTAAATGTTGCCTATGTGTTTTGCCTAAGTATGCCTCATGACTACTTATATAGTCATTAGTATATGTTATCTAAAGTTGGATGTCAACTAAAAAGTTTATTAAAATCGTAATTATTAAAATTACTTTCGAATGTTTCCTCCCAATCTCCACTAACATCTGTGTTTTCACTTGCTGTAGCTGTGAGCTTTTTGAATAAGGAGTTAATTGCTTGTACTCCTGACATCATAACGTCTTTGTCTTTGACACGTTCCATCATCAGATCGCTCATTCTAGTCAGCAACTGACTTAACTGACCCTCACCTTTTTTTGCAAAGTCAATGGAGTTACCTAAGTATTCCATAACTACTGCAATTTGATTTTCCTTAGGCATGTTTCCAAAACTGCTCAAGTTCATTGGATTCTCAGGATCAGATTTTACATTGATACCCTTGCGTAGTGATACTGTATCCATTTTAGCTATAGTATCTACAAGACTATCCATGGTCTCTTTTGCAAAGTCATCAGCTTCTTTGATTGCTCTCATCTCTTTAACTAATGCATTTACATACGGTAACGCTTCATCTAATGTTTCATCAAATGTGCGTACTGTAAACTGGTTACGAAGTTTGTTTCTGTCTGTTTCGTTAATTTTAAATTCTTTTGATTCAAACTTCTCTTTTGTTTCATTATAACATTTACTGCCTTTGAGCTTGTTCATTTTTTCTCTTAGACTGTTAATTCTGTTACTTACTGCTTCTACAATATCAGTAGTATCTTCGTTTACCAAGCCATTACGAAGACTGTACTTTTTAAATTCTTTTAGTTTTTTAAGTTCATTGCACTGTTCTTGAATATGTGTACCAAAATCATCATATGGTGTTCCGCCTTCTTTGACATGACGTAGCATAGCTCTGCCGCCTGCTAAGTTATTAGTTGGCATCTTGTAACGTTCACCGTCTGCATTTTCAATATAGATAGCACTGATATTTCTGCTTCTACTGCCACGTGATTCTTCGTTAACTGGTTTGTTGTGTTTGATAATTAATTTGGCATTCTCTAACTGCTGGTAACTGCTCTTGCTACTACCATATGCGGCGCTAATGCCTTCTTGTACTTGTTTCATATCTCTCGCCTTTTGTGCTTGGTAATCTTGGTCCTTAGGTTCTATTGCTTTAGTAAAACTTTTAAGTGTATATTCAACTATACTTTTGTTTGCTAAATTTTTTAACAATGCAAGTGTATCTTTAAACTCATTGATATCTGTATTAGCATTAATACTTACTCGTATTTCACGTTTACTATCAGTTTCATCTAAGTTAATCATACTACCTAATTCAGGAATATAAAAACGTCTAGCGGCTTCGGGATCGATTGTATTTTCACCTTCGTCGGTAAAAATTTTAATATTATGTCCGTTGCCTTTGAGTATCTTAAAGATATCTTCTGCAATTTTTTCGCCACTAATCATACTAAAGTTCCTTTAATGTATTTATGTTAGAAACACAAATGGCATAGGGTCAACTGCCTCTTCATCTGAAAAACTATCCTTTAGTTCATCATATGCATTTTCATCATATTGTGCTACCTGTTGTGCTATGCGTACTACCAATACACATGCCATTACTAGATCATCTGTTTCACCTTCTTTTGCACTAAAACTGCTACCCCTAGCAATAAATGTTTTAATCTCTCTTAACAATGCACTACTGGCAATTTCCATTCTATCTGTTTCGATCCATGTTTTAAGTTTACTACATGCCGCTAGTTTGCTTTTGTTTGTAGTAGTAAAACCTTTTCTAAAACCTCTGTTAGCACTGCGAGGTTGACTTATAAATTGTCCTGGTATATTGTCCTCGCCCATTTCATTTATTACAACTAGTGCGGCTTCTCCTAGTGTATTGTTTTCTACACTCCAATATATTTCACTATCAGGTGCTTGTTCTTGTATATCTAATAGCATTTGTCTTAGTATTCTTATTTGTTCTGTAACACTAGTTTTGTTGTGCATCCATTCTGCTACTTGTTTCATACCTGGTAGTTCGTATATTTGTATAGCACTATTATCACCGCCTGTACCTAAACTTGGATCTAAACCAGCAACATATGTCCTACCTTTTACAATGTTTTTGTACCATCTAACTTGACCTGTACGTCTGTATATTTCTTTACTTTCCATTAAGGCAAGTTTTAAACTGCTAATTAATGTTTCGTCATATGCAATAAATTCATTGAGGTGTTCTCTGCGAAAACGTTCTTCACCAATTTTACCCTTTTCTTCATCTGCCCAAGGCTGGTCTCTGTCGGGGTGTTGCTTCCAATCTGCACTATAACTTTTAAAACCGTTTTTACCTACTTCTTTTTCATTTCCAAACTCGTCTGTTGTGTTACATGCGGCACGCCAAATTTGTGCAAATTGATCATCGTCTTGATTTGGTGTACTTGTAATAATACACTTACCGCCTGTACTAAGTGTTGGTGACAAACTGGTCCAAAACTCACGAGCAATGCTAGGTCTAACAAATGCAAACTCGTCCAAGTATGCTAGTGAAATACTCAAACCACGTCCTGTGTTTTCTGTTGTAGCTTGTGCAATAATACGGCTACCATTATCAAATTCCAGTGATCCTTTGTTGTATGCTGTACAACCTGCTCTCACATGGTCAGGTAATAGTTCATATGCAAATCGTATACGTTGCATAATCTCTTGGGCACCACTATACTTGTGTGCCGCAATAAGAATAGTTTGGTCAGGTACATACATAGCATACCATAGCAAGTATGCGCCTGCCGCTGTTGACTTGCCCATTTGTCTACTGATAAGTGCTATACTATATCTGTGATTGTGATAAGCATCTAACAATCCACGTTGAAAGTCAAACAAGTCAAACTTTAATCTGCCTTTGACTGGATGCTGTATCCATACAAAGTTCTCAATAAAATATTGAGGATCTTGTGTACACTTAACGATCTCTTCAATCTGTTGCTGATTAAACTTCTCTCGTTTGTACGGGCTTTTGATTAAATTTGTATCTACACTCATTATAGTAGTACTTATGTGAAGTCTGGGGTGCTTTTCAATTCGTGACGAGCTTTTGCAGTTTTTGCCCTTTTATTCATTACATCGCCCATCCATTTATTTTGATCTTTTCGATCATCTGGATGAACTTGTTTAGGTGGATCTTCATACGATCTTACAGTTACACCATCATTGCCAGTATCGTCGCCTGTATCATTTCTTGTTACGTTACCTGTAGGATATTTCTTTCTATACTCACGGTCTGCTTTTTGAGCCGCCGCTCGTTCTTGGTCATGTTTGTTTTGGATATATGCTCTAGTATCAGCAGTTCCGTCTGGTTTTACATAGCCAGCATCTTTAGCCTTTTGCTGTGTTTTCTTCATTCTCTGTTGCATCTTATGCTTTGTTCCATAAGCAAAAGGTGTGTTAGGCTCAAAGTCATCCATACCTTTTCTCGCAGGCGCCCAGTCAGATGGTCTAAGTTTTGGAGTTTCTTCTGGATCACCAGGATCTTCAAATAATTCAAATATTCTCATTTAAAGACCTGCATTTCTTTTTAATATTGCTAGTTCTACATCAGCTTGTGAAGTGTCATTACAACTTGGTCCACAGTTGCAACTTGATGTACAGTTTCCGTCACATGCACAATCTGAACCACAACCACACGAACCTTCACTTACTGATTCCATTGCTTCTCCGCCTTCTAAATGTGCTACGCCATCATCTTGCATACCTTGTTCACTGAATGAAAGTTCCATACCAACTATTTCACTCATTTCTTTTTCAAATCCACTGTCTGTGTAAATTGTCCAA